TCCGCGTCGATTGGCGAATGAGCGAATCAAGCTGGTGATTGATCGGAAACCCGACGACACGATTCGCGCGAACGGATCGGATGTCGTCGGGACCGGCCACGACAGGCGTGGGCGCGGGCTTGAACCTATCGGGCGCGCGGTCTGGCGCGTTATCAACGGTGCGAGGAAATAAATTATTTCTCACGACACCACCCTGACGGCGACGTTAATCGCTACCGCAGCGCCCACCACCCACGCGAACAACTGCGAATAGGCGATGAGGTGGCGGATCATGCGGCCCTCGCCGCAGCGGGGAGCTTTACGCCAGTGCGCGCCGCCGCCGATTGGATCAGGGGAACGCGCCAGCGAGGGATGCCGTTGGAAATCCAGTTCTGCACGGTCGTAGGTGGGCAATCGAGCGCGCGGGCCGCAGCCCGAGTGCCGCCAAACGCGGCGACGACCTTTCCGGCGGTTTCGGGATCGATAGACTTCGACATTCCTCGGTTATACCGAAAGCGAACACTCAAATCAAGCGATTTGTTCGATTTTGGCAATATGCCGGGTTTTGCACCGCGTTATATGATGCCTGCATGTTGAAAAATCAGTGGCTTCAAGACCGTCTGGACGCGCGAGACGAAACGCAATCGGCGCTGGCCCGCGCCATCGGAGTGCAGCCGGGGAAGATCAATCTTCTCATTCGCGGGGCGTGGGGGATGAAACCCCACCACATAGCAAAAGCGGCTAAATTCTTGGGCTATACCGAAGCCGAGCTTATCTCGCTCCTGAGCGGCGAGCCCCTACCGCCCCCGTCCCCACCGGACAAGGGGCTGGACCCGTTTACTGCCGCCGTCGTCGCGGTTGAGGCTTTCGCGCAGGATTCGCCGCTTTCTCCCGAGCGGAAAGCCGCGCTAATCCAGCGGATAAACGCGGCTCTTCGGCCAAAACCCGAGTAAGCGCCTGAATGGCGCGAGTTACGCCGAGCATCGCCGGTCGCCCCAATTTAGCATTTTCCTGCTGTAGTATTCGGGACACCGTAGCTGCGACATTATTCTTGTCAATCAATGGCTTGGCCTCCCGCCGTGTTATCGGTGGTTGTTAGCTTTATTTCCAGATATCAACCGAAAAACCAGCGAGCGGCAAGTAAATTTGCGGCTTAATGATTGAAAAATAACGTCGATTTGGAGATATACTTTTCTAGAACAATTTACTTGCATTGCCTATGCGGTTTCGGTACAGTCTCTCACATCAACACGGGAGAGACACGATGACCGAACCCCACGAACAACGCGAAGTGCTGGCCCGCTGCCTCCGCTTCTTGGCTGACCTCAACGGCGCGAATTGGATTCCCGGCAACGGCGCTGGCGAGGTCGATATGCGCCAGCGCGCAAAGGCGCTTCAGGAATTGGCTTTCGTCGCGCTCAACAAGTCGGGGGCCGCGCAATGACCGCGCCCCTCACCGTCGCCCCCATCGCACAGAAGCCCGACCTGGGCGCGCTCCGCGTCTTGCTCGCGTCCCTGTCGCCCCGCTCGTCGGTATCGGATGGCGTCCGCGCTGCCGAAGCGATGGTGTCGGCGGGTATCGAGATCAGCGACGACGAGGGCAACTACTACGAAGCCGACGACCTGATCGACAAGCTTGGCGGTCCCGAGTTCTCGACCGGCGATTACTGGTTCTGCGAGGGGTACTGGCAGGCGAAGGAAAACCACGCCTCCGCCGAGGACTTCCGCCAAGAGGGAGCGCAAGAGGGTGCGGCGTTTTTCTGGAACGTCTATCGCGGGATCAACCGAGCGGTTGAGTGCCACCAATGGCGCGACCTCGGGGGACCGCCGAGCGATTACATGCGGAGGGCTGCGGAATGAGCCGCCGCGCCAACCTCGCCCTGTTCTACTGGTCCGCGTCCCAGCATGTCCGCGAATGCCGCCGGGAACAAATCCCGATGGACGCCAGCGATATCCGCGACCTTATCCACGCGGCAACCGTGTTCGCGCGTTCGGACTGGCCGACGCTTCGCCGTGTCGCACAACGGAATCTGCCGGTTGTCGTGACGAGCCGTAGCCCCACGGGTGCCGCATGATGTGCTTTCGAGACATGACGTTTTGCAGCGCATATCCGACGCGATGCAAGAACATGAACTGCCGCCGCGCGTTTACCGAGCTTGAGCGCGAGGCCGCGCGCCAATGGTGGGGCAACGACAATGCGCCCGTCGCCATGTCTGACTTTTCCGACAACTGCGCGGAACGGGTGCCCGCATGATCTGCGCCCTCATTCTGTGCGCCCTCCTCGCCGGTTCCGGTACGTGCGACCGCGACAAGACTCCCGAGATTATCGACTACCCCGCGATAACTCGCGCGACGGACTGCCAGCAATTCGGCGCGTTCATCCGGTCGGGCGGTCTGCCTGTTCCGGGCAATTTCAGGCTGATGCGGACCGAGATGATCGAAGCGCCGAAACCGCAAACTCAGGAGGCCCGCAAGTGACTGACAAGCCCGGCATCTACGCCAACGTCCCGATGGCCGACTATCTTAGCCAGCTTACGCCGACCGAATCAATTAGCGGCAGCGGGCTCGCCATGATCGACGCCATGAGCCCGGCGCACTGGTTCGCCACTAGCTATAAGACGCCCAACCCCGAGCCCCGCGACACGCCCGCCACCATCTTCGGCACGGCGATGCACGCTTACTTTCTGGAAGGCCCCGACGCCTTTCACGCGCTGTTCCGCGTCAAGCCCGAGGGGATGAACTTCGCCACGAAGGAAGGCAAGGAATGGAAAGCCGCCGACACGCGGCAAATCCTGACGGTCGAGGATTACGACCGCATCAAGGCTATGGACGCCGCCATCAAGGCAAAGCCCAAGACTGCGGCGCTGTTCAAGAACACCGAACGCGAAGTCACGCTTGTTGACGAGACGCGCGGCATCTGGACGAAGGCCCGCCCCGACGCGCTTTCCCGCAAGTTCAAAATCGCCGTCAACCTCAAGACATGCGAGGACGCGCGGCCCGACGCGATCCGCAAGGCGCTACACAATTACGACCACTATGTTTCCGCCGCCCTGTGCGTTGACATGCTCAAGGCGCTGACGGGCGACGATTACCAATACGTCCTCGTCTTTGTCGAAAAGTCCGCGCCGCACGAAAGCGCCCGTGTGATGCTCCCGCCGACCGTCCTTGATTGGGGCCGTCTGCGCTACCGCCGCGCGCTCAACATCTTTGCGGAGTGCGTCAAGTCGGGACACTGGCCCGGCTTCCGAGACGAGACGATTACCGCCGATCTGCCGCCGTGGGCCGAAAAGACCCTACAGGCGCGGCACGAGGCGGGCGAATTCACACAGGCAGCGGAGTAACCGACATGGCCGAACCGTCCAACGTCACGACCCTGCCGACGCGCAACAGCGTTTCGGTGGACACGAACAACCCCCTCGCCCTCTATCTCGATACGGGCGTTTTCGCGCAGTTGCAGCATGTCGCCAACGTGCTTTCTGCCAGCAGCTTCGTTCCCAAGCACTTGCAGAACAAGCCCGGCGACTGCCTTTTGGTCGTGGCGCAGGCGATGCGCTGGAGAATGGACCCGCTCGCCGTCGCGCAGCATACGTTCGTGACGCAGGGCAAGTTGGGCTACGAAGGCAAGCTGATTGCCGCCGTGGTCAACGCCTCGCCCAAGCTGGCGCAGACGCTTCGTTACGCCTATTCCGGCATGGGTGACGCCCGCACCGTCAAGGTCACGGGCTCGCTCGTTGGCGATATCGAGCCGCGCGAAGTCATCGGCACCGTCAAGGAATGGAAAACGCAGAACGACAAGTGGGCCAAGATGCCCGACCAGATGCTTGCCTATCGCGGAGCGCGCGAGTGGTCGCGGCGACACATGCCGGAAGCGGTGCTTGGCGTCTCGCAGACCGACGACGAAATCCCGCAGGCGCATTTCGGCCCCGACAACGCAATCGACATCACGCCCGGCAACCCCGCCGACCTTGACGCGGCCCTAGCCGCCGAAGCCGCGCAGGCCGTTGTCGTGACGGAACCGGAGCCGCCCGCCGAATACATCGAGTCCATCAAGGACAGCGCGCGCGGGCTCTACAAGCGGTTCCGCGAGGCCAAGACACAGGACGCGGCGGACCTTCTCATGGCCGAGTTCCAAGAGGAGCTGAACACCATCAACCGCGTCGCGCCCGATATCTACGCCAAGATTTCCGAACACTTCATCAAGGAGCAAAAGTAATGAGCGACCGTTTCGACGTTGTGACGTTCAAGGAAACCCAAAACGGCAAGACGTTTGCCGTCCGTCTCGGCAGCGCCGTTAAGTCCAAGAAGGGCGACGGCTGGAACCTCTACCTCGACGCCATGCCCGCGCCGGTAGACGGGCAATTCCGCCTGTCGGTGGTCCCGCCCCGTGAGAGGCAGGATGACGGCAACTCGCGCAAGCCCGCGCCCGCTGGCGACGACGGCGACGGAATTCCGTTCTGATGTTACCGCGCCGCCTCGAAAAGCCCCCTCGGTTCAACGCGCCCAAGCGGGTGCGGAGTCCGGGGCACCTGAAATTTGTAAGGGGCTTCGCGTGCGTCGCGTGCGGGTCTGGCGAGCAAATCCACGCCCACCACGTTCGCCTAGGGACGCACTCTCCGATGGGCGCGAAGCCGGATGATTCGTTCGTGGTGTCGCTTTGTTGGCGGTGCCACGCACGCTTGCACATCATAGGCGAGGCGACGTTTCAGAAAACCCTCGGGATAGACCTTCTGGCGCTGGCGGCGGAGTTCGTCGCCAAGTCGCCGCACAGGAGCAAGTTCAAATGACGGACCACTCCCTAGTCGTCCACGTTCACAGCAACGGCGGCGTTTCGGAGGGCGGCGAAACGCACCAGTACGCGGCGCGCAGCGTGACAATCGATCTTGGGCGGCGGTCAATGTTTGTCCACCGCAACCCCTACGGCGTCGAGATTCAGTTTGAGGAAGGCAAGCACATAGAAATCGACATTAGCCGGAGCCTTGCATGACCGACGCCGCATTTCAGGGAACGTTCTCGGATTTCCGGCTCGTCAAAAGCCGAGGCGTCGCCCAATTCACAATCGAGACGCCGCTTGAACAGGCCGACGCCGCCCTAGCTATGCTCGGGGGCGTTCCGAAGCCCGGTGTTGAATTATGGGTGGCAATCGCGCGACTGGTCGCAAAGCCCGCCCCCGACAAGCCCCCGCGTCAACGGCTGACGAGCGAGCGCGCGGCGATGCTGTGCAATGACGGGGTGTTCGCGCGATGGCTGACGGATGAAGAATACCCGCCCGTCGAATACGTAACGAACGCATTGCGCGCCCGTCTCGGCATTCAGTCCCGCCGCGAGTTGGACACCGACCCCGAAGCCCGCGCCCGGTTTGAGGCGCTAGAGGCCGAATATCTCCAATCCACGGGAAGGATGGCACATGAGCGATAAGATGACGGCGGGGATGCTGACCCGAAACCAGATGGCGCAAGTGCTGCGCGAAATTGAGGCCGTACACCACAAACTACGGCCGGGCGCTAAGTGTCCATATGGCGCACACGCCGCCGAATTGGAAGCAGCCGCGCGCCGCGAGGCCGAGCAGAAGCCGAGCGAAATGACGGACGTACTTTTGAGCCTCGCAAAGAATACTTGTGGCCCGGAAGTTTACGACAAGGCGCTTAAATCTTTGGCCGAAGATTATGAGCGCGAAGGTCCGGGCAGCGCCGCCGCTACCGACGCCGACGATCTGGTGTTACGTCTGCGTTTGCGGTTGGCCGACGCCCTTGCCGAACGTGACGCGCTCAAGGCCCGCGTGGCGCTGCTGGAACGGCTGTTGCGTTACCTCGACCGACGCGGCGGGCTTGGCCTCGATATCCACAACATGATAACCGCAGCCCTCGCGGAGGCCCCCGATGCCCAATAAGACGCTGCGCGAAGAATTTGCCGCTAAAGGGTACTTCCTTTCGCCGCAGCAGGAGAGGGACACGCGCACCGTGTTCAATAGGCTAAACCGCCTGACGCGAGCAGAGCGGGCCATCGCCGCCGAGGCGAAGCGGTGCGTTGAGTATAGGCGCAGCGGTTCGATTGCGGGTTTTACGCAGTCGCTAGACAAGCTCAACACACTGGTGGGCAAGGGGAGGAAGTGATGCGAGCCGTTGGTCTAATCGTCGTGGCGCTCTTCACGATCAACTGCGTAGTCATGTGGTTCGTGCTGGCGAGACCATTTGGAGGTTAATTGGAGCGATGACCGACAAGCCCGACCCCGCCGCGCTCCTGCCGTGCCCGTTCTGTGGGGGCAACCGGCTGAGTGTGTGCGAGACAGATTTCCACGATCACAAGGTCTACGCTGTGTCGTGCGCCAAAGTAAAATGCCATGGCGGAATATGGGCGCTTGGGCATGGCGAGTTCCCGTCACCTGACGAAGCCGTCAAAGCATGGAACACCCGAGCCGCGTTCCAACCGCAGGGGCCAATGCTCGCCGCCGCCCCGCAGAAGGAGGACAAGTGACGGACAGACGCCTTATGCGCCGCCTAGAACTGGCCGCTTATCTCGGCATAGCCTCAAGCACGCTATACGAGTGGATGAGGGCCGGGAGGATACCGAAGCCGCTACCGGGAACGGAGCGGTGGGACCGTGTAGCAGTAGACGCCGCGCTTGACCGGATGGCGGGGATAAAGAATGGTGCGCCGGATGACAGGGAAGCCCGAAAAGCGCGGTTCCTTAAATCGCGTTCGAGTGCGGCTTAAAGACGGCTCGGTCAAGGTCTACGAGTACGTCCGCAAGCCCAAGGAGCCGTCGCGCCGACTTGTCGCGCGGGGCCATGCATTCCGGCAAATCGCCGTCGCTTATACGAATTCCCCCGAGTTCAATGGGCTGTCGGAAACGTGGCAAGCCGCGACCCGGTACTATCTCGGCATTCTGGAAAGCCGCCTCGATTGGATGACGACGACGGACTTGGACGATAGATCGTCGCGGCGGGATTTTTACGAAATCCGAGACGAGTTCGCCGCGACCCCGACCAAGGCCGACAAGCTGATCGGGACGCTATCGACGGCGCTCGCGTGGGCCTACGAGCGGGGGATGATTCAGATAAATCACGCGCGAGGGATCGACAAACTCGCCCCATCGGCGGGACGCGCGGACAAGATTTGGACGCAGGATCAAATCGCGGTTCTGTTGGCCCACGCCCCGCCCGACCTGTCGAAACTGGTCCGCATGGCGCTTCTGACGGCGGCAAGGTTGGGGGATTTGCTGGCCCTGACTTGGGAGCAATTCGACGGGCGGTGGATCGAATACACGCCCGCCAAGACGGCCAAGACGACGGGGGTTGTCGTTCGGCTTCCGGTGTACGAGTTGCCGCCCCTTGATGCGCTAATGCGGGAATTAGGCCCCTCTACGGGCCACATTCTGACGACGGACGCGCGCGGCATCCCGTGGACGATTCCGAATTTCAATGCGCGCTGGAAATCGGCCCTAGCGCGGGCGGGGTTGCTATCCGCCGACCGGCACTTTCACGACCTGCGAGGAACGGCGATAACCGGCCTGTTGAACGCGGGCGCGACGGACGCGGAAACGGCGTCAATATCTGGCCATGCCATCGGGGGGAGGTCCACGCTTCGGGCCTATGCCGCACGCACGGACGAACTGGCCATTTCGGCGTACCGGAAATTGAATCAGTCCCTATCCGCCCGTCCGGTGATTTTGGCGCTTTCCAAAAATCATCCAAACGGGCGGAAAGGTGCCTAAGTCAATGATTACATTTCAGAATATTTGCCGTCCTTGGAAATAGCAGCCTTTGATATCAATGGCCTTGGATGCCGTTTTGCCGCCATGCCCCGTCAAATTCCGGCGATTTTCTGCAATGTGCGGGCGAAAAGCGGTCCGACTGGCTGAAGAAAAATAATAGTTAGCGGGCCACGCCCTTCACCTTCTCGTAGGTCCGGAACGCCCCGAGCCCGAGCATCCCGAACATGAGTTCCCACACCCCGTTGTCGAACGTCGGGGGCTTCGGCAAGGGATGCCCGACGACAAACCCGATCCACATGACCACGGGGGCGACGACGTACTGCCAAGCAAAGGCGGCACCGCACACCCACAGGATGAACGGGCGCGCCCGACTGGTGAACGGGTCGGAGCTACCCGCCTCGATCTTGTTTATCTCCGCTTGGGCCGCGTCCGACTTGACGGCCATATCGGTAACCTTGTCGAGAATTTCCGCCTGAGCCCGCGCGGCGGCGTTCTTGTCGGGGATTACCTTGTCGAGGATGTTTGGCAGGACTGAGGTTAGGAGCGGGATAAGGGCTGCGGCCATGTTAAAAAATCTCCGGATTTTTAACGTATGTGCTAGAATATGTTAAGTCCTAGCTACCTTCGGGGAGGCTAGGCCGTCCGGGTTGATCGCCGGGCGTCTGTGATTGCCTGCCGCGTCCGAACGCTTACGCCATGCGTGGGACGGTCCCGAAAGGGCTAGGACGCGGTGGGCTTTCCTTCACGATGTATGCGACGGAACCGGACGGGACTCGCGCCACGCCTTCACGGCGGGATGCTCTGGCCCAAGCTGGTAATGCGGCCTATCGACGAAGCGCCGCCAATCGCCTCCCCATGCTATCGGAATGCCGAGGCTGATAGCAGTCGCCTTGACCTTCGCGCCGAGTTCGTCAAACGCCTTCAGGTCCGACCAGTCGATTACCATCCTTCCCGGCTGCGCCTTGCTTGGCGTAAGCGGGGCGAGGTCCACGGCGAGCGCCGGGGTTTGATTGTGATACGAGTTCGGCCAAGCAGCCTTCGACTGCCCCCCGTTGAACGCGGCGTCTTGCTCCGCCCTATTCCGATGCCCGCAAGTCACCATGACGGGCGTATCGGCGGACACGGCCTCGACAAGGCGGATCAGGTCGGGGTGACAGGTCGCAAGGCGGGACTTACTGACCGTCGATAGCGCGCGGGCGACTGTGGCGGTCATTTGCTCGTCAACTCCGTAACCTTGCGGATCATCCCCCGAGGGATCGTTACATCCCCGTCGCAGTCGTCGCCGTGGATCGTCGCGGCTATCGTTATGTGGCCCTTCGTCTCGCGGAGTATCCAACCGACGGACTTGCAGACGGGCGGCTTCTGCGCCTGAACGTCCGCGATCTTTTTCCAGCCCGCGTCGTCCGTGACGGCATCGAGCCATTCGATCAAGACGAGCTTCATCCGTAGAGGCTTTCGAGTTCGAGCATGGACACGAACTTGGCGGACTCGATATGCCCCGCGCGGATCAGCAATTCATAGACACCCCATGTCCAGCCCGTGAGGGCATCGCGGGCGTAGTCCTCGACGTGGCCGTTAGGAAGGGCGCAGCCGAGGTTGAGCACGGTGACGTGCTGATAAGGTCCGATCTTGGGCTGGCGTATCTGCCTTGCGACGTGGCTGTGCCCGATGACGAGATCGTGGACGGCATCGTTGGCGATGGTGTTCTCGGCGTTCTTTCCGCCGTAGGTTTTGCCCAGCCGGTTAAGCGCAGCGTGAACACAGCCGACACCCCCGAGATAGAAGATTTCTCCATAGGGCCGCGTCTCCCATCCTTCTGAATGGAAAGCCGATAAGAGCGGGCCAGTGAGAAGCCCTGCGGATTCGGGATTTTGATCTTCGTACAGCCAAGCGCGGCGTTCGTGATTTCCGAGCACGACGACCTTACGGCACGAATGATCGCCAATCCCCGCGCTAAACTCCCGAATACTCTTCGCTAGGCTCGTCAGGTCATCGATAAACGGCGATTTCTGCTTGGCCTGCAAAGTCTCGTTCGGAATATGTGAGTTGAGGCTGTCGAGTGTCGCCCAATCCCCGATCTGCACAACGTAGTCCGCCTTCATCGCGGCTGCGTGCTTGCCGAACCAGCGGAAGCGGTCCTTCGGAATATGCGGGTCGTCGTGCGCGTCTCCGATTGCGAGAACCCGATAGCCGGTCCCCGTGGGTGCTGCGACCTGCATGCGAACGCGGGGCTTGACGTGTAGAACCTCGACAACCTCGGATGCCGCTTCCGCCTTGGGCGAGTGCTCCCGCTGCCACGTCCGCGCCGCCTGATAGCGGGCGTCCATTGTCCCGCGAGGAACGCCGATCTTCCTTGCTGCCTTAGTGACGCTGCCGTGCGTCTCAACAAGGTTTAGCGTCTTGATATGGTCCGCTGGCGTCCGGGCGGTTGTCGCCATGCGTCACCGGAACGGGATAAGCGGGATGAACTTGCCGACGAGCGCGCCGATAGCCGCCGCTGCCCCGGCAATTCCCATCATCGTTTTCCACGACCCACGGGCCTCTTGCGTAAATGCCAGCATTTCCCGAACGTCCGACTTGATGTCCTTCAAGTCGTCCTTAACATCCCGCATTTCGGCTTGGAGCACGGCGATGTCCCTTACGGTCGTATCGTCTCCCACGCTCAAGCCCCCTGCCCGCGAATAGCCATGAACAGCGCCGCCGGAATCTGATCCACGAACACGACGCAGTTATCCGAATACGCAATGAGAAGGACGAACGGCACGCCTTCCGCCACGAACACGGCGACGAAGTCCGCAACGTGCTCGCTGATCGGCTCTAGCTGGTTGTACGCATGAACCATCTGCGCCGCCGAACCGCCCGAGAGGATTTCGAGGATACGGGCGTGGGGAACCGATGCCGTCGCCTGAGCCGCTACGACTCCCGGCGGCGTGCAGACTTGCGCGCTGGCCGGTTGAAGGCACAAAAAAACCGCCACGAAGGCGGTTGCTAACGCGCGCATGACTGCTGCCTTTCGGTTGGAGTTACGACGGCCAGCCCGCCGTCAGGTCGATAGCTGCGCGGGCCGCAGCGTCTGCCGCGTTGTCGATAGCCGCCGACAGGACGGCCTCGCGGTCGAAGCACGCTTGGATATGAGCGGCGACGGCATCGGCAACGGAGATGATGGTTGCCGCGTCGAGGGACACGAAACCGGCGGGGGTTTTCCAGTTGACCGTGTAGCCCGCGTTTTCCTTGGCGAGGATGCGGGCGGCGATGAGCTTGGCCTGTGTCTCGCGGTCTGTGGCAACCGGAGCGCCGCCGACGACGATCCCGCCGACTTCCTTGGCGTAACGGATCGCGGCGAGTTCTGACTTGCGGGCGGCGGCGGACTTGGCAGCTAGGTCGGCGGTGGCCCATTCGGCGCGGACGGCTGCGGCCTCTGCGTCCGACAGTTGGCGCGTGGTGCCGTTCTCGAAGGCGAAAAGCGGATCAGACATATCAGGTCACCCCCAAGATGCGGATCGATGCGGTGGAAATGTTCGTTCCTGACGGGAAGAACCGAAGCCCGTTGATGGGCGAAAGGTTGCCCCACAAGGCCCCGTGTGCGTTGGCGTTGAAAGTTCCGGTCGTGTTCGCCGTGGCGTCGAAGTCCACGGACGGACCCGCACCCGCCATCACCTTGGCCTTGCCGTTCGCCCCCGGCGCGTGAATCCAGAATTGCGCAGATACGACGGATGCGCCGGTATTGTCTGCGCCGCCGTCTGTCAATTGGATAGACGACGCACTCGCGCCCGCCGCGCTGTCGTAGTAATCGGACGCGCCGCTTAGATACGTCGTCCCGTTGTCAACCGACATTTGCAGTTTGAGCGAGCGAGAGCCGGAGCTAAACGTCAGGTTCGACACGATGACGAGATATGCTGAATAATTGTTCGACAGGTTCGTCGCGTTGACGGTTGCGACATTGGAGCTAATGTTTCCGCTATAAAGCGTCGTCATCGCGCCGGAAGAACTTGAAACAACCGCCGTCCCGTTAGCCCGCATGATGTCCACGACTTCTGCCGTCGTGTTCCCCGTGGGACGCAGGACGAGCGTGTCGTTCGCCGCTCCGGTGTAGTTACCGCCGGGAACGGAGATGTTCGCGCCGTTCGTGATGTTGATCGCGGCACCCCCGAGCTTTACTCGGAGTTCTGGCAGGCCGGACAGACCGGAGAACGTATCAATCGTCGCGTTGCCGGTGAGGTTGATCGCGACGGTACTCGCGTTGATCGCGGCAAGGTTCGTGGTCGCGTTCGCGGCTACGTCCTGATACGACGATCCGACGATGCGAAGGGCGGTCAGGGAGTACGGGCGAATCTGGAACTGCGTCCCGTCGTAGACGATTTCGTATTGCTTACCGGCCTCGATAGCTCCCGCAGCGAGAGCCGACCCGCTCGAATAGATGTTCTTTGCAGCCAAGCCCGAGACTGCGACCGTCGCCGCTCCGGTGTTCGGGGAAGCGCCTGCCGTGAAGCGGAACGTCTGACCGGCTGCATATGCCGTGATGGCGGGAGTGGGCGTGAGCGTGAGCGCGTTTGCCGTGCCGCCAGCGGTGCCGCACCAGATAAGGGACGAGTCTTGAACCTGACCCGCACTCGCGTACATCGTCCGCGTGGCCGCGTTCGACACGTTCGTATGGCCGAAGCCCGTCATCGGGAGGTTCGCGGTAATCGGGGTTTCCCCGTTCGCCGCGACCGATCCGGTTAGGGCGTTGGCAATATCCGACAGGTCGGAGTTAACCGCCGTCGAACTGATGACCGTTCCCGATACGAAGGGGGCCTGCGGAAGGCTGTACGTCCCCGCGCCGTTTCTCGCCATGCTTTTGAAACTCCAAACGAAAAACCCCGCCGGATTAGGGCGGGGCTGTGGTAGGATTTGCGGCTATGGACCCCTTGGCCCGCGCCTTTTTGATCGTCGGAAACGTCGCCGTTATCGCCGTGCTCGTCGGCATCGCCCATGTCGTTGGATGGGCGGGGCCGAGTTACGCGGCGGGCGTGTTGACGGGCGTTTCAGTGTTCTTCTGTTGGTACAAACTTAGGAACGGTCGCTGGCCCGATTAGGGGGCCGAGTAACCGCCGACGACGGCACCGCCGCCCATAAGCGCCCGAGCAAGTCGCGCGCGGTCCTGTTGGGACATTTGAACCGACTGCATCGCTTGATTGAGCGCCCCCGGATCGCGGCCCGCGAGCACTTGAGCAAGGCGAGCGCGGACGGGTTCCGGCGTTGCCATGCGCGAGGCTTGGTCCCCGAGATACCGGACGCCAGCGCGAACGTAGTTCATGGGGTTAAGCGGATTGGACGCAATCCCCACCATGTCCTGAGCCATGCCGCCGGGGTCGCGGTTCAAATCGGCGTCGGCTGCGAGGCGTTCGGCGGTTTTCGAGTTCGCCTTGATGCTCGCGTAACTGTCGAACATCGCCCGCTCGTTCTTGAGCATGTCGATATAGCGACGGAACGTGTCCCTGTCGCCAAAGGCAACGCGAATACGATCTTCAAGCGCAGGAATGTCCATGACGCGCTTCGTGGCGTCCGACCTGACGTTGAGGTTGTCGAGTTTGTCCTTAATCGCCTGCGCCGCGCCCATGCGGAACGCTTCCCGATCCTCGGGCTTCATCTTGGCGAGTGAAGCGGAGATATCTTTCGCGCGGCCAAATTCGGCGCGGTTCATAAACGCCGTTCCGGCTTCTGCCGCTTCCGTCGTGCGCCAAGCGGCGGCGGTATTCGTGCGGCCCACGTTGTACGCCTGACCGCCCTGCCCCGACGATTCAATGGCCGCAATCAGTTTGTCTTGAAACTCCCGAATTTTTCCCTTGGAAACATTCCCCATCGAGTTTCGGGATTCACCCGACGACATAAGATCGTCAATCGCCATCTTGGCTTGATGCAGGGTGTCTATCGTGATTTCCGGGCGCGCGTCGTCGTCAACGAGGAAGCCGCGAACCTTCTGCAACGCAGACTTGATGCCGCCCTTGGCTCCGGCAATTTCCGCATCCAATTCCTTGAGCATGGGCGCAACGTCTACAAGGTCGCCCGATGCCTTGGCGGCTTCGTAGTTTACGCCCTGCGCCTTGCGCTGCGCCGCCGCCTTGGCGAGTGTCGCGTCAAACTTGTCGGGTATAAGACCATCAATCCCCGCCATGACGCGCTGCGTTTGCGAGCCGGTCAACACGTTATCCGCGTTGCGCGTGCCCTCTTGTCGGGCCGTCACGAAACTATCGAGCGTCTTTTTACCGGCACCCGGAGCCCGCGCCGTTGCCGCGCCTAGGGCTTGTGTGTTTGGGCCAATGTCGAGCAACGCCGCGTCCGGTCCCATTGCTGCAAGCCGCGCCGCCGCATCGTTCGGCGTCATCCCGTCGCGCTGTAATGCTTCCGCGACCTTCCGGCCCGCAACCGTCGCTTGGTTGGTAGCGCCCATGCGCCCGATGGTCTGGTCCGCGAGGAACCGCGCGCCGCGTGCGACACCTTCAACCGCTGCCGGGGCCAACGCGCCCACCGCACCGCCGACGAGACCGCCAGTAAGCGCCCCTTCCCCACGGTCGCCAAGGTCGCCTTCCGCCGTGTTGAAGCCGTAGGCCGCACCGCCAGCCGCACCGCCAGCCGCCGAACGGGCCGTGTTCGCCAGCATGGACCCGCCAGCCGTCGAGCCCGGCAACAGCCGCGAAAGGGGGTTGGCCATGCCCGCGACCATATCGACGCCGAAAGCCGTCACCGGGGCCGCGTCCCTGCCCGCTTGCGCCCGCTTTACGCTATCGTTGCGACCGGACGAATACGCTTCAGCAACCGACTGCTGATTGGGCGCGGGCTGGTACTGCGGTTTCGGCAGGCCGAGGCGGTCGGCAATAGCGGACGCCCCCGCGAACGCTCGATCCTGAGCGCCTTGCAGAATGGGCGCTGTGGCACGCGCCAGCCCCGCCATGTCGTGAGACAGGCCGAGGGTGAATGTCTCTTTGCCAACGTCGGCAAGCGAACCGGCGGGCGGTGCTTCCGGGGCACGCGGCTTTCCGGCCGCCTTTGCCTCTAGCTCGGCAAGCCTACGAAGGGCTGCCAATTCCTCGCGCGGCGTCATCGGCCAAGCATCTTTCGGAGTTGCTGCAATTCCGCCTGTTCCTCAGCCGTCAAGTCGCCGCCAGCCGCAGGCGGATTCATGGCACCCGTCGCCTGTCCGGTCTGCGGCATCTTCGCTTCGGCCCGCGCACGGGCGGCGATAGCAACGTCGCGGAGTTCACCAAGAGCCTGCCGAAAATCTTTTTCCGAAAGGCTGGTGTTAAGGCGCGCAATCGCCTGTTCGGCCTTCTTGCCTTCGACTTCGGTAATCGTGCCGCCGCCCTTGAGGCTCTGAAACGCCTGCAAGAACGCCTGCCCTTGAAGCTGCTGCACACGCTGGCCGAAGTCGTACTGTTCCGTTCCGGGTATAGCGTTGAGGAACGAGGTCTTGCCCGTGCCCCAACTCATCCCCGGATGGCTCAAGATGCCGTCGATTGTCTGAAGCGTGCTGTTTGCGGAAACGACTTCCTGCGGGGCCTTCGCCTCATCCTCGCCAGCGGCCTTGCCCGTCGCCGTCGCCCTAGCGGCACCCGCCAAGTCCTTGGGGATCGTCCCCATGAGATTGCCGTTGCGGTCAAGGACGCCCCACGTTGTGCCGAGGTCCACGCGCTGCGTACCGGGCGACGGAGACACACCGGGCGGCAACTGCGCCGGGCGAACGGTCCCGCGACTGCCCATTTGCAACATGACGGGGTTGCCCTGCGCGTCCGTCCCGTAGGTCGGAGTAATACCGAATGTCTCGGGGCCGCTACCCTCCGCCCCAAGGCGCGCTTGTTCCTTCTGGAAATCCGCGAGAGAACCCGTATAGCCCTGCGCCTTATAGGCTTCGTAAAGCCGCACGGCGGGAAGCTGCTTGGACGGGTCGTTCTGGATTTTCCAAGCCTCAAGGTCTTTCGCGGCCTGTGCGCGGCGCTGCTCCGTCGCCATAGCGGCTTCCTGCGTCATCGCCGCCTGCATCAGGGGCCGAGCCGCTTCCATTGCGTAAGGCGACTGGAACCGCCCGGCGCGCTCGCTCAATTCCGCGTAGTTCGCGGGCCGCATCGTCGCACCGCCCGGACCCTGACGAGGACCGGGGCCTGCCGCGCCCTGCTCCATGACGGGGGCCATAAAGCCGCGCATGTCGTTCTGATACGCTTCCGCCTGCCCGCGATATTCGCTGTCGGCCTTGTCCTCCAAGCGGTTTCCGGCAAGCGCCTGAGCGAGACGCGCAAGGCCCTGCGACCAATGCCCCACGGGGGACGTATCCGCACCGGACATCTGAAGCTGCTGCGCGAGGCGAAGGCGCGGGTCTCGCATATACGCCATTTGCAGACCCTGCGGCGCGCCAGCCATGCCGCGATTGAGGATTGCCATTCTCGCGGCTCCTTACTGCCAGAACTTCGACATGAGGCCCGCACCGCCGAGGCCGAACAGACCGCCCATCGCGGCGTTGTTCTGCGAGGTCGCCATCTGCTGCTGCATGAGCGCGTTCTGCTGGTTCATCCCGAGGGCTGCCGACGTATCGACGCCAGCGACTTGGGTTTGCGGCGTCCCTGTGAACTGCGGCGAATTCACCTGAGCACCCGAGAGAAGCGCCGAAAGCGTGTTCAATTCCTGATTTCGCGGGAGGTACGCTTCGTTGATCCGGTCGTTCCGGCCTTGGCGCATACGGCCATATTCCGCCGACGCCGCGTTACCGGCGTTGAGGTCCGCCCCGAGAAGGAAGTCGTTGTAGCCCTTCTGGAAGCGCGTAAGCTCGTCGTTGTAAGCTTGCGAGCCGATGCCGATGCCCTGATTTGCCAACTGCGTTTCGAGAGACGAACGCTGGCGGTCCCAATCCGGTTGGGCGCGGGAGATAAGCGCCTGTCGCTGCGCGTCGCGGAATGCCGTGTCGTAGGTCGGCGCGGAACCAAGGCCCGACAGGTCAACCGGCGAGGAAATCAGGTTGCGGACGTTGCCAAGCAACTGATTGCCCGCCTGTCCGTAACCGATGGCCCCCTGTTCCCCGAGGTCCGCAATCTGCTGCTGATTGGGCGTGAGCGTCTGCGTGACGTTGAACCGGGGCGTTCCGTCCGACCAAGTTCCGTTCTGCGAGTATTCCAGCGACCCTTGCGGGGTATACTGGTTCATCGCGTTGAGGCCGGTCTGTGTAATGGCGGTTTCCTTGTTCGCCGCACCTTGCGCGCGGGCCGTCGCCGCCGGATCAATCTGCGGCGGGGCGGAGGGGGAACGCTTGCTGCCCATGTCTACTTTCCAAACCGCCGCGCGTAGTCAGGCGACAGCATCCGACAGATAATCGCGTGGGTGCCCTTGCCATAGTGGTGGCCGAGGGTTGCCTCGCGCTTGAAACCGATATGCTCGTTGACCTTCAGCGCCCGCTCGTTCGTGTGCGGTGTCGCCGTCCAAACCTTGAAAACCTTGAACTGCTCGAACGGAACGGACAGAAGTGCTCGAATCGTGTTCCGCGTGGCCCACATGGGGCTCTCTGCCGCCATGCTCAACTGAACCGTCCCCGCGTCCTCGTTGTATTCGTGATAGACGACGCCAGCGAGTGCGCGACCGTCAGCGCCGATAACCGCTATGCCACGGCAAGGACCGAAGCCCGCCGCGCCGACATGCGGAATGCGCGAGGCGACCCATCCGGCTACGTCGTTGTCGTAGCCGGTCAACAGCGTAGGTTCGGGCCTCATTTACCGGCGAGCAATTCCGCGAGGCGCTTGCGCGTCTTGTCGGGACCGCCGAGGCGCTTAACGTCCGACGATTTGATGACATACTCGCCGTGATCGAGCGCGGCATAGCCATCGTCGGGGCCGGGCGGATTGGGTCCGATAAGACGGTCGCGCGTAACGTGCCCGCCCTTCTCAAAGCCGCCGGGCGCGTCGCTACCACTGCCGTCGTTCATTCCGGCACCGTAGCCGCCGCCGTCGTATCCACCGCCCCCGCCGCCGTAGCTGTTCGGGTCTACGCCGCCGTAGGGGTCCGCTGCCGGGTTGGAGAACGGGTCGGCCATACCACCGCCGCCGTTGTTCGGATCGACATTGCCGTAGGGGTTTGCGGCAGGATTGGCGAACGGATCAACGGCGGGCGCGTTGTAGCCGTCCTGCGGATCGACCATGCCGTAAGGCGAAGCCGCGTTGAGCCTGTCGCCCCACTGACGGCCCACATTATCCCCGAGAAGCCCAAACGATGCGTTGTTGAGAACGCCCGAGAGATATCCGCCAAGGCCGATACCCGGCAGTCCCGTGGACGCAAGGCCCTTGTTTGCCGTCGATACGTCGAAGCCCGTTCCGATGGCATTGCCGACAAGCCCGGCACCCGGAATGCCGCCAGCAAGGCCAAGGCCCATACCGATCATTCCGCCGAAGCCGCCGTTGCCGTACCCACGGCCCGGAAAGCCGCCGCCGAAGGCACCCGCAGGCGAAGCCATTTCTCCCGTTGTCTCGCCCTTCGTGCTATCCGAAACAGTCGCACCAAAGGGGTCCGTGGTGTCGTCCCGACCGCCCGATCCGTCGCCCGAGGACATGCCGCTTCCGAACTGTCCCGGCTTCGGCGCGCCCGTCTGCTGTGCGGGCTGTTCCGTAAGCGGATCACCGGCGAGCGCCGCCGCGAGCGGATTCCACCGCGTAACGTACTCCTTGCCGCTCGGCGCGTAGGTGCTACGCAACCCGCCATACTGCATCATAGCTGCCCACCCGGAATGAACGTGAAGTCGGTCGCGATCCAGCCGCTTGTGAGAGTTGTCGAGGCTGTCTGCATCCGAAGCGCTGCCGAACGGCCCATGCCCCTAAGACCGAGCCAGCCGTCGTAAATGTCCGTGCCGCCGCCCCACAGACCGACATCCCACAGTGCGGTGTCCCAAACGCCGCCGTTTCCGGGGAGTGTGGTGGGGACGCTTTCGGGCGGGAAGATGCGGAAGTCCGTATTGAGTTCGACGGCAATCGAGGGTGCTTCGTTCGACTCAAAGATCGGACGGGCGCGCTTGAAGGCTTTCGACTGACCGGGCGAACCGAAATAGTTGAACGCCTGTAGAGCGTCCGTCGTGATGTTCGTGCCCGCGTCCGCCGTTACGTCGCCGTCGAACTTGTAGACCGTGCCGTTACTCGATCCGAAATACAGATTGTTCCCCGCAAGAGACCACGAGACTGCGGGAATACCCGTGAACCGACACGGGGCGCGGGTAATCGTGTTGAACGCGATTTGGTAGGCTTGAGTCGACGAAATCGGCACGTTGAATAGAAGCATGGTTCGGCGCGGGTAGATGACCGGCTGCCAGCCGAACAGCGACCCGTAGGAGCGGACGTACTCGTTAAACGCTCGGTTTATCTGCGAGGTAATCGCGACCCGCTCTGTCTGCGAGCGGTCAATCGAGAGAACCGCCGACAGGGGAACGATACCTTCGTCGGTAACAACGAGAAGGTCCGCACCCGCCTTGATGAAGCACCTGCGCCCGATGGGCTTGCCCATCTGATAGACGCCGATCAAGGACCACGTTGCAGCCGCCGAAGGGTCCGTGCCTTGGTAGACAATCGCCTGCCCCTCAGACGTGAGGAATACGGCGATATCATCCATGCCGTCGCCGCCGTCGCGGGACCACGTACCCATGCCCATGATGTAACCGCCACGGGTAGCAAGCCCTGCAATCGAGAACGACGTAGCGGTGCCTGCAATCGAGTTGACGGCGAGATACCAAGCCGTCAGCGAGTCACGTTCGCCAAACCACAGCCGTCGTTGGTGTGCATTGATCCACACCAGATTCGCCGCAGTCGGGCCGGTAATCGACGGGTTGGCCCATACCGACCCGTTGTAGCTGATCGGAGCGTCCGCGCCGTTTACCGCGACGATGAACTGCCCGCCAGCCGTGCCGAAGTTTACGTACTGCCAACGCGCATTCGTCAGGCTCGACAACTCAGCAGAACCGACCGCACCCGCCGAGGTAACGTCGTAGATGTTCGATCCCGCCGCGCCGAAAATTTCCGCCGTCCCCGTCTGCGGGACATACTCAAAGAGCGTTTCGACGGCAGCGCCCAAGCCCGTCGCGTGGGATGCGTAGCCCGGACGGATGTTTACCTTGTCCGTCGTCGGGAACCAGTTGTCTAGCAGGACGGCCCGCAAGGGGGGCATGTCTGCGAGAGCCTCTCTGGTATCCCAGCCCTCTACCGGCGCTGCAATCGTCTTGCTAACGCTGCCCGCAATCGAACCGCTCATGTCATCCAATAACCTTCCGGAACAACAATGCCCGGATAGCGGCCATACTCAGGAGCGCCCGCGAGGCTTACGGTGCGCTTCGGCCCGTCGCCCGTGAGGTACTGCCTAACCTGTTTCTCAAACCGCGCTTCGGCGTCAACCGCGCCCGGCTGGCCTTCCGACCGGAGATAGAGTGCGACGATGCCGAGCGTGAATAGTTCCTCGGGAATGCGCCCCGTGTCGGTGTCAGCCGTCCACGTCGCTTGAGCAGTACCGCCGGAGGACTGGCAGAACTTTGACGAGATGTATTCAAACGCAAACGTCTCACCGGCAGGCGGAACCGGGTTAACGTGGATGTTCGTGCCGTAAACCGTGAACGTGTCCTGTACCGGCGAGGTCGTCCACGACTTGATCGTCTGCCACTGCTGGGCGTTCATCGGACCCTGAAGCGGGCGCTTGCGTGTCCGATTCCAGAACGTCTCGTTGACGAACCGCGCGAGGTCGGACGGGACCATGCCCGTCTGTTCCTCTTGCGCCAGACTGGTAAACGTCGAGGGCGTGCGAAGGTTTTGCCACTCACCGCGAAGGGGGAGTTCGCGGCCAAGGCGCTGCGCATAGCGGAGCATGTCCACGACTTCCACATCGGGATTGCCGATGACGGACGCCGGGACGCGCAGCTTCATTTCCTTGGCGGCATCGCCTATGATCGTGAGCAGGGTCAACGATGTTCTCCGCTAGGCGGCTTGCTTCGGAGGCCGACCGGGGCCGCGCCGTTCCGTCATCCCGGCTTGGGCGGCAAGCGCCTTGACCGTGGATGTGAGTTCTTCGATCTGCGCCTTCAGCGCCGCGTTTTCCGCGTCACGCACCGCAAGCGCTTCCTCGATCTTTGCCGACCCCTGCTTGTTCGCGATAAACGCGCGGGCCTTCTCACGCATCGAGCGCGCACCCATGCCGATCTTTTCGAGGTCGCTATCGGTAAGCGCGGCGATATCCTCGACCGTGCGAACGTGCATCAGCTTCAGACGATCCGCCTGCCCCGAATTGACACCAGCCCAAGCGGCCAACGGGGTGCCGTCTACCGGCTCATCCTGACCCTTTTTCCAGTGTTCATAGGCACGCTCAAGAACGGGCCAGAGTTCCTCAGACTTCTTGAGCCGCGCGACCTTTTCCTGCGTCGTGGCACCGTTGCCGCCGACCTTCACCCACTCGCACCAGTCAACCGCATTGGGTTCGCCGGGCTTCCCCTGCACGTCCTCATAAGCGGTCCAGAATTTCGTGACGCGGATACGGGGCGCGCCCTGCCCCTGTGGTTCGTTCATAGTTTCCCCTTCCAAAGAAAAAGGGCGAGGCCCGCGAAGGCCCCGCCCCTAGTCGTCAAGCGCCCGTTACTCCGGGCAGGTCACGAAAACGATCTTCGCCGTAGCGTCGACCGCGATAGCCGCGATGTGGTCGGTGACGAGGGCCGACACGTCGAGCGTGCCGTCCGTCGAACCAACCGGGGTCAGCGCGTTGCCGTCAGCGCCAGCCGTCAGCGCCGTGGTGAGCGTTGCCGGGCCGGAAATCTGAATCCAGCCGTAGTCGCCGCTCGCGATGACAGCCTGAAGGACGCCTGCGCCGACGCCTGCCGAATCCGACAGGTCCGACGTGACAACCGTGGTTGCACCCGCCGAAGTGCCGGACGGGGCGTAGTAGTAGCAGAAGTTGCCAGCCGCAGCCGCGACCGCACCGGCCCCGCTGTTGTACTGGATGAACTTATACTTTTTGCCGTTGCCGTCACGGTAGATATCGCCAACGGCCCAACCGGTGCCGCTGGTCTGAAGCGTAGCGGAGGTGTAAGTCTCCGTCAGCTTGGCTCCAAAGTTCGCCATGCTGTTGTTCCTTTCCTTGGAAAAAAGAAGGGGCCGGTGTTACCCGGCCCCGATTGGTTAGGCGGCGTCGATCAGGATGCCCTGAAGCGCACGGTTCGAGCAGGTGAGATTGCCCATCCACAGAAGCGGGATCACAACGCCGTCCTGATTGACGCTCATCTTCTCGTCCATCGTCGTCCACCGCGCTTCGCGATGCTCGACCATTTCGAGATAGTTCGTGTTCAGGAAGTACATGCGTTCCGCAGTCGTGGCGAAGTTCGTGTTGCTGTCGAAGATCACGTCAGCATCAACGTACTTGAGCGACTTGAAGCCAGCAGTGGCCGAGTCCGACTCCGCGTAACGCTGGAGGTCCTGAAGAGACTCCCAATACATCGCGAAGAAGTCGTGCGAGGACACGATGAGGTCCGGCTTGTCCGTGCCGCGAACGAGGTCGAGATAAAGGGTGTTCATAAAACCCTTGATGTTCGCCTTCGTAACGAGGTTCGTGCCGGTCGCTTCAAGGAACTTGTTGCGCCAGAAGGTGTAGGTGGCGGAGTCGATACCGCCGACCGTGCCCTGACCGTTCGTCTGGATGATGTGCGAAAGACCGCCCATCTGGTTGGCAAGAGCGCCCGACGAGTAGAGGTCGATGCTCATGTTATTCGCGGCGGTGCGCTGCGCGTTCTTCAGGCGAGCCGCAGCCAGATCGATCAGCTGCTCCTTGCCGGAGTTCATACGCAGTTCCTTGCCCGACGCGACGACGTTGATTGCGGCCTGCACCCAATCGAACTTCGCGGCGGTCAGAACGTCCGACGCATTGACGTTGAGGGTGTCGAAGCCCGAATAACGCTGGTAGGTGCCGTTCTCGGCGTAGTCGAGCGGACGGACGATCTCGTAACCGCCCGAGAGCGCCTTGATCTTTCCGCGCTTCTTGAGGCGGGAATACAGGGCGTTGTTGGCCGAGACGTTATCCGAAACCTCGCTGGGATGGTTGCGGAGGGTGGTCGTCACCATTTCGGTGAACACACTGTTGGGCGAAGGCATAGCGCCTATTCCTTTTCAAAGTTGGATTAGGCCGCGCTCATGTGCCGGTCATAGACTTCGGACATGATCTCTTCATGCGACTTGGATCGGGAAGGTGAAGCGCCAACGGTTCCCTTCGTCGCCACGTTGATCGAGGCGGCCTTGCGGGCTTCCGTTGCTTTCTTCTCGGCTTCGGCTTTGCGGGTCGCTTCCTCTGTCGCGCGCTGGCTTTCGATTACCTTTGCGCGAACCGTAGGATTGGCCCACATGGCCTTTTCGTAGGCGTCTGAGAGGTCGGACGCGAGACCGCCTTGGATGAGCTTCGCCATGTCCTGACGAAGTTCTTCGAAGTGCGCGTTCTTCGGGTCCGACTTGAACGCCTCGATACGGCCATTTAGTTCTGCCGTCTGCCGTTCCTGCTCGGCTCGCTGTTGCGAGATAAGCAGCGCTTCCAACTGTCCAAGCCGCTGCTGAGTTGCGGCCAGATGTGGATCAACCGGCGCGGATTGCGTCGGCTGCATGGTGCCAAGCTGGTCAAGCGCAATTCCACGCTGTTGGGCGAACCATCGGACAAAACCGGCGGGATCGTTCGAGGCGAAGTCGGACAACTGGAACAGGGTTTCGAGGCCCTTTTCCGGCGTGCCGTACTGCGCTGCGAGCATCTGCGCGCGGGGTCCGATGACGCCTTGCAGCGTTTCGGCGGCTTTCAGCTTGTCCGCGTAAGACTTGATGCCGGTCGAGGCTTCCTGCTCCCGCTTGAGAACCGCCTGTTGAACGGCGGGGGGGAGCGAAGCCCACACGGCCTTCGCGTCTTGCGACCAAGAGGTCGGCGGCGTGACGGCCTGCGTTGGGGCAGGAGCGTCAACCTTGGCCTCTTGCGGCTGGTCGCTGATCTGTTTGGCGGGCGCGGCCTCTACCGGCGCGGCTTCCGCCTTTGTGTCTTTCGAAAGGAACTTGCCATCGGGGCCGCGCGGCCTGTCCGGGCTGGACGAAGGCGACGGCTGCTCGGATTCAACCTCTGCCGATGGAAGGCCCGCGTCTCCCGGAGGGGAAGCGGCAGGCGCGGACTCCGTGGCGTGGGCCTTGTCGAACACCGCCGCCATTGTTTCTTCAATAGACGGCTTCTCGCTGGCGTTTTGATCCGCCACGTTGGCAACGTCGGTCATATTCCCTCTTGTGTTAGGTGGTAGGCAGACGGACAGGGGCGACAGGATCGCCGCCGAGTTTCAGCCCGTTTTTCTTCGCAAACCGCTCGTTCCGGTACACCGGCTTGAATTCGCTCGGGTCAACCTCACGGCATCCCGAACGCTTCAGGTCTTCACGCCGCGCAACGCGGCCATCCACGACGCGACCCGTAACAGGCGAGACATACGCGGGCGTATCTCGAAGAATGAAAGGCCCGACGCTTTCGCCCTTCGGCAACGTCGAGATATCCACCCAATCATCGCCGCCCCATACAAATCTCGTCATGCCTCGAATAGAAGAAGCGCAACGGCTTCTTCTTCCTCTTGCTCGATAAGTGCCCGTTCATGCGCGGCCATCAGCGCGCGAACCGCGATCAGGTCCGCCGCGAGTGCCGCAAAGTCGATAGCCGCGACCGGTGGCAACGCCGCATCGGACGGGGCTGCGTGTTCCGCAACCGCGCTCCGAACGTCCGCAACCGGTGCGACGTGCCGAAGTTCGCCGTGAAGGTCGGCGTAGATATCCCTTAGTTCGGATTCAAGGTTCCGATCTGGCTTGTCCCACTCAAGCCCGCGTGCCTTGCGCTCGCCCTTACGATAAGGCCGATGCCAACCGCCGCCCGTCGCCGCTGTCGGCTCCGGTGAAGCACCAGCACCCCACCAGTCACCCGTGGTTTCGCCGGTCCACTGGCCGAACCACATCAGGTTACATCCCGACCCGTGACCGTGCGCGTGCCGCTCGAATAGGTTGCCGTGATCCTGTCCGTCGTGCCGTCCAAGCCCTTAAACGTCGGCGTCCCGTCCTCAAGGCCCGATGCGTCGCCCTGCACCGCAGCAGCGATCAGCTTGAGGATTTGCGCCGCCGTGTAACCGGACTCGATAACTTCGGTCCAAGGGTTGCTAGCCGAACCGGCGTCGTTGAGCTTTTCGCCCATCGAACCCGCCGTGTTATTGGCCGACGCAATCGCCGCCCAAACCGCAGGCCCGACGTTGGCCGTCGTCAACCCCGTACCCGTCACCACTAGGTCAGCCGCCATCGCACCGACACCCGTAAGCGTCGATCCGTTGGCCGTTCCCGTACCCGTCAGCGCGGCTAGGAGCGCGCCTAGACCCGTAAGCGTGCCGTCCGCGTCACCCGTACCCGTAAGGGCTGCGGATAGCTGTAGAAACGCCTTGATATCGGCGTCGGATATCGTGCCGCTGCCAGCAATGGCCGCGATAAGCTGGACGATCAGACTACCGGTCGCCGTAAGCGTGCCGGTGCCCGTCAGCGCGGCTTGGGCGAGCTTTACGGCCCACATATCCGCGTCGGACACATCGCCCGTACCCGTCACCGTATCGTGCGCCACAATGCGCCCCGCCGTTCTCGGGGGGATCATGCAATGCGGAAAGTAGAGGCCCGTCGAGTACGCGCTAAGTTTCGTGAACCCTTCCACGTTCGACTGGTTCATCACAGCCGTGTCATGGACGAAGTTCTGCCAAGCAAGACCCGTCAGCGATAGCGGGATGACGTTTGACGAAAGCCCGTTACGAAGCAGCACGGATAGCCTCGGCCACTTCCAGCTGGCCCATGCTTTCCGCGATTTCCGCTGCGTCTTGGCGCTGCTGTTCCGCAACCTTCATCGCAAGCGTAAAGGCGTTTCCGCCCCATGCCGAGATGTTGTTAACGAGGTCGCGGACTTCCTTAGCGGTCATCAGCCCCACCCGAAGTCCATGTAGCCCATGATCGGCGTGTTGGAGGCGGTCGCAGCGCCGGGGAAGAACAGAAGGTTGAGGCAAGCGCCGTCATAGATGCGCGGGAGGGACGGAAGCTGCATCACCATCGAGCGTTCACCGGCAACCGCCGCCGTAACGATGGGGATCGTCGCAAGCGGCTTGCACAGGACTAGCGCGCCCGCATGAGCCGAACCGTATGCCGTCGAAAGCGCGTACTGAGTCGCACGCCGAACGCCAACGTCACCCGCCTGTAGGGGCAGATACGGGGCGAAATTCGACGCCGCAACGCCAGCGTGGAAAATCTTTCCGGTCGGGGGGATGGACGTACCGCCGACCGTGTAGTTCGTCACCGCGCCAAGAACACGCCCGCCGTTTCCGGCGCTGTTCGTGTACTGGAAGTTCGTCGCGTGGACGACGGGGGTTAGGGTGTTCGTCACCGTCGCCGTTGCGACCGAGTACATACGAAGGCCAGCGCCGTCCGCGTAACGGTTCGGCGTGACCGTCAGGGTGTTCGTGCCCGAGCCTGCGTCGGTATAGGCGACAAAAGTTCCCGCGATAGCATTCGCCTCCGACGTGGCGACCTTGGAAGTCGTGGACGACTGACGGACAAGGTAGAAAACATCCGTATTGTTTAATCCCGTCGGCAATACGCCCGTGGTCGTAAACGTGACCGATGTGTAGTGCGTGGCCGATCCGAAATCGTTGGTATAGGTGAGCAGCAAACCGCCAGAACTGGACGCCGTGAACGTGTTGGAATTGATAAGCGTCTGCGTCGAGGTCGTGTTGTTTGCCACTGCGGGGTAGTACATCACCACATCAACGAGATGAGCAATACCCGGAACCGCAGTGGCGACCGACGAATACAAGCCCATGTTCAACAGGTGCTTCGTATCCGAAGACACGTTGCCGCCGTGGTAGATGCCCCACGACGCGCCGATAGCCGCACCGCCGTTCTTGTCGGTCGGGGTCTGTGCAACGAGCGTCGTGCCGGGGTAGGTGTTTGCGACCGGAGCGCCCGCATAGATGCTCAGATCGTACATATTTCCGGCGACGAAGTTGTTGGCACCGGAGCCTTTGGCAATGTCCGCGCGCCAAGACTTACCGGCGGACAACTCCGCGACCATGTCGTCAACGCTCGAATAGCTCATTTCAACCCCAAACGAATGAGAGTTCGCCGTGCAGCGTTGTCGGAGAAGCCGTCACCGTGCCGCGTGCGATCATGTGTATGTATGCGCCGTCGCCAACTTCGCTCATACGCAAGCGGTCGCGCATGTAATCGACTTCAATCGGCACCAGTAGCTCCTGCCAACTGATCGTGCCCAACGGCTTCACGATGCAGGCCGCGAAGATGCCGCCAACCGCCGTAGGGAAGTTGATGTTGTCGATACTGTTGATCCCCGCCGACCCTTGCGCGAGGTTCAGGTACGGGTTGCCGACGTTGTAGTTAAAAACCCCAAGCGCAGTCGCATCCACGGGCGACAAGACTTGCCCCGCCGTCGCCGTGTTTCGCGTGTAGACCGGCGAAATTGTCCGCTGTACGCCCGCCGTGTCCGTGTAGGTAAGAGTTGCGTCCACCGCGTCCGCAACGCCCGCACCCTGCGACACCATCAGAATCTTGCAGCCCGTCCCGCCGTCATAGCGGAGCGTGCCGAGGTTGTTCACCATGTCCTGCGACCCGCCGTCGCCATCGACGAACGGATACACCGCAACGATATCGTGGACGATTGCCGTCACCGTCCCGACAGAAGTCGCGGGAGGCAGAAGCATCGCCTTGTGCAGATATTTCTTGTAGCCAGCCGAGTTGACCGAAGGCCCGTGTACGATCCCCTCGTTTGCCGAAAGCTGTGTCGCCACAAGCGGGGTCGCTGCGTAGTAGTTCGCAACGGGAATGCCCGCTGCGTAGCTAAGGTCCGTCCACGCACCCGCCGTCATAGCGGGACCGCCGCGCCGCATGTAACCCGACCAATGCCGCCCCGCTGTGTAAGCGTCGGCAACGCCCGCGACGTTCGTGATCGTCATGCTAGGCGTTCCGGCCCGTTACAGCCGCCTTGATCTGGTTCCAGCCGATCTTCGCGCGCGTACCGACCGACGCACCGCCCTTACCGACGCAAACCGCCGTGCGGGGTGCAATGATCCGATGCCCGCACGCCTCGCCACAGGGACGGGTAACGGTCGGCTCTTGGCCTTCGCGCGTCGTCACCTTGACACCACGCAAGCAATCTTCGCAGTAGTACAGCGGCGGGCCGATCTTATCCCATAGGAGCTTTTGAAACTCCGACCGCTGGTCAGGCATCAGGATTCCGTCACCGTCAGCGCGCCCGCTGCAAACTGCGGGGTAATGCCCGACGAAACCGCGAGCGGCGAGTTAAGCGAGCCGTAGTGCCAAACCGTGCCCGCCGATGCGAGCGTGGTCCCAATCGCAACGTCCGTGAGTGTCGCGCCCGTCACGCCACACTGTGGAAAGCTGATCGATGCCGCGTTGGCCGTAGCACCACCCGATGCCGCGTCCCAACCCGTCGAGCGGGCGACGGCCTGTCGGGCATAGTTTGTGTACGCGGTTTCGTTGGTCGTCTGGTTGTTCCCGGTGCCCGGCGATGCCGTGTGCAGCGAAACATAGGTGTTCGTGAACGGCGTCGATGCGGCGTTATCCGCCACGTTGGCCCAAGCCGTCGCGCGATACATCAGGTTGATGATCGAATTGCAGGTAGATGTGGATTTCGGCATTTCTAACCTTCCTCTAGGCTCGCGCCGGTCATACGGCCATCGGCCCCACGCTCGACCTTGACGCGCTTGTTTCCACCGGACGGAAGCGGCACCACGATCACTTGCGGTGCGCTTTCCTTCGGTTCCTTGGCTTCTGACTTTTCGTGCGCCTTCTGCTGCGCCTGAAACTCGCGTTCCTGCGCGCCGTTTAGCGACTGTTCTGCGCGGGCTTCCCGACCGTCCTGCAACTTGGCGACTTCCAGCGAGGTGCGCGTTTCCATCTCGCGCTCTTTCAGTCCCGCCTCGCGTTCGCGCAATGCAAGCTCGCGCTCCTTGAACTGGATATCGAGCGCCAGCCGCTGCTGTTCGATTTCCAACTCCGCGCGCATCTTCTCGACTTCCATCGCCGCGCGCTGCTGTTCGATCTGTAGCTTGACGCCCTCGGATTGCGTGCGCGTCTGGATTTCAGCCTGCTTGGCCTGCAATTCCTGCTGCTTGCCCTGCGCCTCCATCTGCATCTTGACCATTTCAGGGTCAGGCGGCGGGGGCTGCGGGTTGGCCTTCTGCTGTTCAAGTTTCGCGGTCGTCTCTTGTTCCCACTTGTCCAAGGCGTCCTCGGCCTGCTTGCCGAGTTTGAACGGGCGCGCGAGACCCATAAACAGCTTGATCGCAACGTCGGGCGGCATGGCACCCGTCTGCACGGCGGGGCCGATGGCTTGGAAGAACGTCCCCGCGCCCTGAATGAACTGCCCGGCCTGCTGCTGCGCGCGGATAACGTCGGCCTGTATCGTGCTGTCCGTCTCGATGTCGATCCGGTACGCGCGCATCAGGTCGGAGCGAAGGATTTGCTCCATTTCCGGAGTGACTTGGACACCGGAAATCATCGAAAGCGTCTGAGCGCCGAACTTCGTGCAGATAATCTCGGCCTTGAGCCTCAGAAGGTCGCGCGCATACCGCTGAACGTCGCCCTGTTGCTTCTGAAGCCGGAGAGAACCCCACTGCGCTTTAAGCTGCTGCGCGCCGAGCGTTTCACCGCTATCGGTCTGCCCGCGCATAACGTCGGCAACGCCGGTAATCTCGAAGATGGTCGCCTTGATCTGATCCCGCGCGAGGTAAAGGCGCTCAAGAACCGCCGACGCCACCTCAATCGGCCACTGCCAGATTGCGTTATCAAGGCCGCCCTGCATGAACTGTTCGATGTTGTCAGCCGGGACGAAATCGCCGTCCTTAGCCGACTGCATCTGCGAGAACGCATTAGCCATCGGGCTCGCGTAAATCCCGCGAACCTTCATGACCCGCGTAATCGCCGTGATACGACGGGTTACGAGGTCTAGTTCCTCGGCCTGATCCTTATAAATCCGATACAGCTCAATCGGAACCTGAGTATCCGGCGTCTCGATAGCCAGCATCGGGCGCGGGATGCAGAAGAAACCTTCCAACCCGAGCGGGTCGGGGTCTTTCTTCAACGGGCCGAGCTTGTACGACGGCGCGATAAAAAGAATTTCTTTTGCTTCTTTGTCCCAAATCTCCCAAACCGCAAGACGCTTGAACACGTCCGGGGTCCGGTTGTCGTCGTCGTCTTTCTTCAACCCGTCAACGCGGCTATCGAGAGGTATCGTCGCCCCGATCTTCTTATTGAGCGCCATAACCTGTTCGCGCGTCAGGTAGTGCCTAAACGCGATCCACGGCGTCTTGGACCACACCCGAGCGGGACCAATGCGAAAATCCGCCCACTCGACCGGCTCGCACGTCACGGCCTCGTATGCGACCTGTCCCTGATCGTCAAACTTCGGTTCATAGCGAACGCGGGTAACGGCACGGCCCGGCAAGAGGCGGTCCTTAACCGCATCTTCCATGACCGAGTTAAAATCGTATGTGTCAATCGAGAACGACAGCGCGCGCTCGATGACTTGTGCGACTTGCTTATCAAGCGGATTGCCCGCCATGTACCGGGGCCGCACGTCCGGGGTCGGGACGGAGTTGTACAGCGCGGGGGCAAGCGTCTCGGTGTTTGTGTGCAGGATGTTGAACCGCTTGGCTTTGCGGTCCTTCTCGGCATCCCGATAGATATCAATCGCGTCGGACGCGCGCTTGCGCCAGTCCTCTTCGGTCTTTTCCGAAAGCGCGATTGCTTCCAGCCAAAGACGGACTAGGCCTGCATCGCCCTCGCCCGCGTCGGCGCGCGTGTCGAATACCGCGCCCTCGGCTGTCTCGTCAGTCGCCATCAGGCAAACGTCCCGTTAGCGAGAAACCAGCGCACCTGTTCGCGCGTGGTGCCGCCCTTGATGCCGAGATTGAACAGTCGGCTCGCACGCTCCCACGGGTCGCGTATCTCGTTCGCCCAAACGATTGCGAACGTCCGCGACACGATCATGGTTTGCGTGGTCACGAAATCCCCGAACGAAGGATCGGCGCGAAGTTTACCGTCGTCGGACCAGCACCGGAGCCGATGGCCGCAACGTGCGTGACCTGCGCGTTCGCAGCGAGGATGACCGAACTCATCGGAGCTAAAACAACGTCCGTCGTCAGCACCGCAGTCTGCGCGCCCGCACCCACGCGGACGCCAACATGGAGCGTGGTCGAGGTGTTCGTGACGCGGATCGCATCGCAGCCGGTGCAGGTGATCGTTCCGCCAACGCTCGACGCCGTGGCCGCGACGTTTACCGCCGTGCCGGGGACTACGGAAATGGTCATGTCAATCCTCTGATCTTCGACCGCGCTCTTTCCGCGCGATGATTTCCTTGAACGTCAGGCCAGACTTCATCGAGCCATCGGGAAGGCCGACGAATTCAAACTTGGGTTCGGGCTTTGGCGGTTCCTGTCTGATTTCCCGCCACGCAAGGCCGAGATACCGGAACGCCGACCCAATGTGCTCGGCCCAATCTTTGACCGGGTTGTCGCGGAACCGCTTGAAGTCGTCGTCCCACTCGCGGCGATAGGCCCGCAAACCGTCTAGGCCGTCCGCACAGCGCGTCTTGTCGAACGTCGCTACCTTGATCGTCTCGCGGCCTGCATTGATGCCGTCGGCCACCGTAACGCGCTTGATGGGCACAGGCTTTCGCCCGTAGTCCTGCATCATTTGCACGCGGGTACGCTTGGCACCCCACGATTGCTGGAAGATATCGTGCGGGACGTAATCCTTGCCGTTGTAGCCCTTGTCATTGAGCCAGCGGCACCAGTCCTCTAGGTCCTCTGTCGTCGGTCGGAAGAAATCGACAATCCGAATCTTGTTCGCCACGACCTGAAAGCACCAGATCGGGTTGTTGGCCGGTGCGCCCAAGTCCCACGCCGTATGCACGGGCTGGCTATGGTCGATAGGCACATCGCAGACGCGCCCCTCGCGCTCCGCAATGTTTAGTTCCGCACCCCAATACGAACCGATAAGCGCGCCAGCGAATGAGCAATAGAATTCCTGCTCAACGAGCATGTCGGCCATCTCTTTGCCGAACAGTGCTTCGTATTCGCCGCGCTGATCCTCGATTGCCTCGGCGCTAATCGCCTTCGTGTCCGCCGCCGTCAGGACTTGGCAAAACCATTTTGGATCGTGCTGGAACCGATCCAGCATCGCCTTGATGTGGTTGTTTCCGCGCGGCGTCGTAATGAACGAAGCCCAACCGCCGTTCTCGGCGAGGATGGGCGAGAGGTAGGCCCACGCCGTAGGGTTGGCGAGCGCCCATTCCGAACACGTCAGGCCGACCGGCGGCGTACCGACGAGGCTGTCGTAGTTATCCGACCCCACGACCTGCCACGTTGAACCGTTGACGAACCGAATGAACATTTCGGTGTCGTTCCGGTTCGCCACAATCTCGCGCGGGAACGCTTCGTCAATCCGTCGCTTGCCAGTGTGCGGGTTGACCGCGTTCCAAATCGCCTTCCTCGCTTGCTCGTACAGCGGCAGCATGTGCCAGTACGTCCCGACGCGGTTGAACGCGCCGACTGCGTGCATTCGCAGATTTATGTCGTCCTTGCCCGCGCGGCGATGCCACACGAGTAGCTGCCTGTTGCAGCCGTCTAGCCAGCTATCCCACGCGGACCGTTGGTACGGTCGCGGCTCCCATTCATGCGGGAGTGCGATTTGGGGCACGCTGTACCACGCTAATGGAAATCCGCCCGTCCAAGTTTGCGTTGACCTGAAGCGGCAAAACCTTGCCGATCAACGTCAAATACGCCTGCGGATTTTTCGCGGCCTGCTCAACCAAATAATCAGCGCCGCCGACCGTATCGAAAGACGCCAGAATCGCTTCTTTCACGTCAGCGGTAATCTTGTTCGGCGTTCCCGGCTTGCGCCCTTTCGGGTTGCCTGACTTGCCCTTCACAAACGGCATTGCTGATCACTGTTATTTGCAATCTGCTTTGCGCCCTTGCGGCGGTTTTCAGACCTCGGAACAACGCGAAGGTTTTCGATTACATGCAGGCCGCAAACCGTGCGCCCGCGCAAAGGCTCGATATGATCAACCTCGTGTGGAACCCCCGTCGCAACGCTTATCTCGCGGGCTACTCTGTAAAGCTCGCCAATGCGAGACATGTCGGCCCAAGCTGGCGTGGCCCTCAGCTTAGCGGCCTTACGTTTCGCGCACGCGGCGACATACGCTTCCGGGCGCTTGCGATAGCTCTTCCTGACGGCAGCGCGGACCTTCTCGCGGTTTCTCTCGCGATACTCGGACTGTCTTGCCAGCACGGACTCGCGCCGCTCGGCATACCGCTCGCGCTCGCGCCGCAAAAACTCTTCCCATTTTTCTTTTCGCTTTTGGCGGGCGATTATCGAGTTGGCCTTGACCTTCTCGGGGTTATTTAGCCGCCAAAGCCTAGAACGTTCCCGCGCGATTTCGGGATTAGCCGCCATTGGCCCGTCGCGCTTCTGATCGCGCGCCTTTCCGAAATCCAAAGAAAAGCCCCGCAGCAATGAAGCGCGGGGCGAGTTTAGGGAGGAGAAACACCATGACGCGGAATGATCCAGCGTCACATGGATAGTACCGTTACATCCGTAGGAATAATCGCCAAAGATGTATCATTGTGTTCGCGATTTTATTTTATGCGGCGCGCTTCTCTCGATCTCGCTCGATGATCGTCAAGGCGAACTCAGCTAGGGCGCGCTCGTAGAGCCGCCACAGGCGAACGCGGCTCATCTTGTGCTTTCGCTCGGCGTTCTTCCACGGGAGGTTCGCGGCGCGCAGCCACAACAGCGCACGCCCAAGGCTATCGAGGTCCGCTTGTGCCATCGCGGCGAGGACCATATCGAGCCGGTCGATCTGCTCGGCGGTCGGGGTGATCCGCCCGATTGTGGCCGCGTCGTACCCGTAGGACTCCGCAACGTCTCGGATGTAATCGGGCATGGTCGAGCCGTATCCAGCTGGCCTAGTCCCGGTTCTCGGGAGGTTGTGCTGTGTCGCCCACGCTTCCCGGAGCAATCTCTTTATGGGCTTCTGCCAGTCCCTATTGCTCATTTCGCGCCCTTTCCGTAAAGCCTGTTTGCGATATTGACCACGACTTGCCGCTCCCAATCGTCCGTCAGGGTATCCACATGGATACACGCCACACGGTCGTACACCCACGCGCGGCGGCGGAATTCGGCTAACTCCCACTCGGGGGTTTTCGGACGAGGTTGGGCTCGGCCTAGGGGAGTGTGCATGTCAGGCGGCCTCGGAATCGGGTTTAGCGCCTCGCCCAGCGCCGATGCCGTGCTTTGCGCGCCACGCCAGCACCAAGGGCTTGGGAGCGTCCCACGGGCCCTCCCGCTCGGGCCTAGGGCCATATGTGTCGGGCCAATACCGTCCCGGTTGATATCTGTTCAAGCGATCCTGCCAATCGACCGGAACTGTGCCGTATCCGTCGCCCCCACTTTCTTCCCCACCCCCATCATTTCTATTAAATGGGGTTGCGGTTGCGGGGTTGGATTTAAGTTGCGATTTAGTTGCCGCCTTAGTTGAAGTCTTGTTGGGCTTTAGTTGGCGTTTAGTTGCGGAAGCCCGGCCAGCGGTAATCGCCCTCTCTTGTAAGGTCTTGGCGCGATTAAGTTCTTTCTCTACGCGCCCGTGTTTCCAGAAACCGCCGTCGATATCGAAGAAATCGGCAATGGTTTCCCGGATGCGCGGCCACTCGGACGGCGAACACCGGGAAATAGCGGATAGCTTTCGATCATCGTCGGGCAGCGCGCCGTTGACCCAATAGTGCATCAAGAGCATCAGATAAGCGCCATGCTCGGCTGCGTCCAAATGCATCGTGTCCTTGAGGTAGTCGCCGATGACGAGGGGCATGTAGGTATCAGGCTTGCTCATGCAGCCACGAGCCCCCTCACCTCTGCCACGGCCCGCTTTGTCTGTAGGGCGGGCGCTAGCCGTTCCTCGATAGCCGCGCGGGCGTCGGCCATCATTCTGTGCGTCTCGCAGCGTCTGGCCTTTGCGGGCCACGACCGCAGCGCGTACATGACGGTGGTGTGGTCCTTCCGCCGGAACGCGCGGGCGATTTTCGGGAGCGAATGCGTCGTGAGGTCTCGGGCCAGTGCGAAGCACATATGCCGCGCTAGTGCGATGTGAGCCGCGCGGCGTTCCGAAAGAATCTCGGTGACGCTAACGCCGGTCGCCCGAGATACCTCCTGCGCGATGATCGTCACTGTGTTGGTCATTTCAAAACCCTCCACTCGATATTCGGATACAGGGCGACGGCGAGCTTCCACTTGAGCTTCCAGTCGCGGGTCTCGAATCCCTTCTGGTCAGCGAGCACGCGCTTCCCCTTTTCAAAGAATGCGAAGTCGGGTCGGAGCGCGCATATCTTCGTCCCGTTGACCACGAGGGGCACCGTGACTTGACGCTCTAAGCCGGATATCTGACCGGCGCGCTCCAACAGCTTGAGTTCGGACCATCTCCGATACTCGGCCTGCGAATCCCATCGGATGCCGTCGGCGTCTACGAAGGGTTTGTTGCGGTACTTTTTCAAGCCGCCGCCTCGCGCCCAAACAAGTCATCTTGGCGGTCTTGCGCCTCAAGGTAACGGACGGCCTGCCTCCAATAGCTCTCTTTGAGTTCCGTTCCGACAAACCGCCGACCGAGTTTGAGCGCCGTCACACCCTCGCTTCCGATCCCAGTAAATGGCGACAAAACGATATCTTCCGGGTTGCTCCACATAATCAGCGCACGCTCGATTACGTCGAGTTGAAGCGGGCACAAATGCCGCTCGTCTCCAGCTTCGCGTGCGGCTTTGACGTTCAAGACGTTGGATTGGTCTACGCTCATCCATACCGGCGAGGCCCATTCCTGCCACTGATCGAGCGGAAAATTCTCAGGAGTGTGGACGATGGGGGATGCGTTCTCGCCGGGCTTGATAAACGTAATCAGATAGTCAGGCATACCGCCGCGCGACTTGCTGCTATCCTTCATAAGTTGCTTGTAAAGAAGCCCGACATGTTTAGTCCGCGTCATTTCAACAACCGGGCATTTCCAGATCGTCCGCCGCGAATGCATGATCCATCCGGCGTCTTCATGAATGCGGATAATGTCCCCGGAAAAATCCTTTATCCCAACCGCGCCGTCCTTCCACTTGGTCATCGGAAGGTCTGAGCAATGCACGGCGGTCAGTCTGCCGGGCTTGGTAACTCGGAACTTTTCTTTCACCAGCCATGCGTAGTGCTTGGCAAATTCGTCATCGGTCGAATTGCCCATGTCGGCGGCGCTTTCCGAATAGACAAAAAGTGACCCGAACGGCGGCGAATAGACGGAAAAATCAATCGACGCATCCGGCATTTGCCGAACGATATCGACGCAATCCCCGTTGTACGCGGCGAACCTTGCGCCGTGCGCCTCGTTTAGGCAGCGGATTTTAGCCATATCGGCAGTCTCCCTGTGTGCTTCGGTTCATAAGGAACGCGGGCTAGCCTCTTGGCGTCTTTTGCCCGCACCATTGCCGCCCGCATGGCGATCTTCATTTTCGCGTGGTCGGCGGTTTTGCGTTCAACAATGCGCCCGATTTCCGCCTCGCCCTCCGCAACGGCGATATGGACTTGAACCTGTCGTTTCTGGCCGAAACGCTGGCACCGCCGCACGGCCTGATAAAATGTCTCGTAGCTATACGAGCGCCCAACGAACGCCATTCGCGCGCAATGCGACCAATCGAGCCCAAACCCGGCAAGCGATGGTTTCGTTATCAAGTGCTGTGCCTGCCCCGTGCCGAATGCCTCAAGCAACTCCTCTTTGCGCTCAGTGGATTGCGAGCCCCGAACTTCGATTGCAGACGGGATAGCGGCCTTTAGCGCATCGGCCTCATAGTCCGTATCGCACCAGATCAACCACGCTTCGTCCGGCTCGCGTGAAACAACATCGGCAATCGTCGCGGCTCGCGCCTCACTTGTCTGACGCTTAACCGCGTGCATGTTCGTCGCAGACATGCTGATGGACGCGAAAAGCCCCTCGCCACCCTGAATCGCGCTGTCCGCCGCGCGGTGACGCTGGATTGCAATCTCGGGCAAAATAAATCCCGTATCGTCTCCCCCGAGATCCGAAGGCAATTCCGCGCAACGAGCCCAAGACGCCAGCCAGTCCCAAAAGTCTGCCTCGGCGTGGCCCTTCAAGCGCCATTCCTGACTAGCCGTGCTCGTATCGTTGATAAACCAACGCGAAAGCATTTCATTGGCGCGCATGATTTCGAGAAACTCGGCATAGTTCCCGAGCTCCATATGGTCGTTAGGTGCTGGAGTTGCCGTCGCCGCCAGCTTGAACCTATGCCCCCGGAAAGCCTCGATCAGAGCGCGGGTCGTCTTGCCGGTAAAAGACTTGAGAATTGACGCCTCATCCAACGCGACCGCGCCGAAGTATGCCGGGTCCAATTTGTCGAGCCGGTCATAGTTGCAAATGTTGATACCGTCGCCCGCGTCGGACTGCTCTCGGATAATCCGCGCCTCATATCCCCAACGCTCAGCGCGACGCTTCGTCTGCCCGGCGACGGCAAGCGGCGTCAACAAGAGCGCCCGACCGTTCGTCGCCTCGCTGGCGTGCCTGAGATACTCAAGCTGGCATTCCGTCTTGCCGAGCCCCGTATCGAGGAACAATCCCGCCCCGCCCGCTTCAAGCGCGAACGCAACGGAATGGGCCTGATAGTTGAACAAGTGCGCCGCCAGCGACGGCACAGACTTCAGGCCCCGCATCGGCGCGCGGACGGCTTTCGACGCCAGAAATTCAGCGTATTGCTTATCCATCAAAACCGCCCCTGCAACGCTCTATTGAGCATGACGGTCAGCTTTCGGAAGAATTCCTGCTGCTGCGATCCGTCCTTTGTTTTCGACGTAAACGCCACCTGAACAACGCGGCCATCGGCGGCGCGGTCAAAGTGCGCGTAGAAATCGAACGGCCCCCATGTGAAGCGCTCACAGTGGGTTTCCAAGCGGTTCGCGGGTCTCATGTGGAGGAACCACAAGAAGGGGCGGGAAAGGGCTTGCGCGGGCACATCGGATTGCCGCACGTTTGCTCACTGGTCGGCGGGCAAATGCAGCCGGGACCAGCCTGCATAGGCGGCAGGCGATACGGGTCATCCATTTGCCAACCACGGTCGCGCTCTCTCCGAACACACGGACAGTTGCCCGGAGGCCCAACACAGAAGCACAAGCTCATCGCATCCCCCTCGCCGTCGCCATCACCCACTCTCTCCGACGCTTGACCTTTAGGCCCGGAGGGGCGGTGCGGTAGCGACGGAGCGCGATTAGGGGCGTGTAGTCGCGGAAGAGGTCGAGGGTCACGCCGCCTCGCTTTCCGCCGCAGGGGCGACAAGATCGAGCGCCGCCATATCCTCGGCAATCTCGGTGCGCACTTCCTCGGCCTTCATCGCGGGGTTTTCCGAAAGCAGCACGTCTGCGGCGCGCTTGATCGAGCGGTGCTTGAAGCCCTGCCCCGTAACTTCCTTGCGAAGCGCGGTCATGTCCTGAGATAGCGCCTTCTGTTCGCGCATGATGTTCGCAACGCGCTCGATAAACGCTTTCTGAATTTCGTTGATGTTGCTCACGCTGCTGCCCTCATGTCTGTGCCGAGTTGTTCGTAAATTGCGGAAATTCCGCACTCGCTGCGCGCGTAGCGAAGCGGCAACTTGAGCAGGTTCGGGATGTAGCGGGAGCCGTCGTGGCGACTGCGGGGATCGTTCTCGAACCAGATTTGAAGCGAGGCCCACTTGGCGAGCGCGGCGGCGTCACGGTCGCGGCGCGTCGTCTCGTCGCGGTCGATGAATTCCGGCGCGTCGGCTTTCGGTGTGCGAAGTGCGCGCTCGGCCTCGCGACGACGGGCCTTGTACGCACGTTCCCGCCTTACGCGGTGTTCGTGCTTCCACGTTAGAACCATGTCGAGCGGGACGCCGAATTGCTTGGCGATCGAGATAGGCGTGCGACCGCCTTGGAGACATGCGCGCTCGAATGGGGTCATGCGGTCATTCCTTCGGCTTGGGCGATGGCGCGGCCAATGAGTTCGGGGATTTGCGGGACGACGGCGTTTCCGAGTGCGGCGATTCGATCAGCGTCCAGTCGAGCGGGAATCCCATCATTTGTTCTACGAATCGGGGGTTCAGACGGCCATCCCAGTTCATGCTTAAATTGATTTGCTTCCCGATCTTCATGCGGCGTTGAATGGCCGGATTGGATGGCCCCCCCCCGGTCGCGATTGTCCGAAGCCTGCGGCGTCGGCAATAGCCCGTTGCGGCGCATCACCCCCCCCATGACGCAACCCCAATTCCCAGTACTCGGCCACGGGCGCATATTGTTTTGGTCTTGCCTCACGGGCGTAGGCAACAATCCAAATTCGCTCCCGTCGATGATTGGCCCCAAGGTGGGAAGCCGGTATGCAATGCCATTCCGCATCAAACCCGACTTCGGCCAAGTCCCCGAGTATTCGGCCAAACCATCCGCCAGGTTGTTCACTTGGGCCACCAAGCAACGCTGCGACGTTCTCCAAGATGATGAAGCGGGGGCGTAAGTCGCGAGCAAGGCGGATGACTTCTCGATAAAGTCCGCTCCGCGTGTCGCCCTCAATTCCAGCTTGGCGACCGGCTTGGCTAATGTCCTGACAAGGGAACCCGCCGCAGATTGCGTCAACGGCAATTCCATCTGCGGCAAGTCTGTCTGCGGTGAGAGTGCGGATGTCATCGTATTGCGGAACCTCGGGCCAGTGTTTCGCCAGCACCTTTCGGCAAAAGGGGTCGATCTCGCAGAAGGCGACCGTCTTGAACGCGCCGCTGCGCTCTAGGCCGAGGGAAAACCCCCCGATCCCGCTGAAAAGGTCGAGCAGGCGAAACGGCTGTTTCATCCCCGCCCCTGCACTAGCTTTGCGATTTCGTTGAGTATCTTCGACGGGTCGCTTTCGGTCGCACCGATAAGCTGCATTACCAGCGCGCGGACCTCGGGGTATTCGCGCGCGAGGTCCAACAGCGCGGCGGCGGATATCGCGTGTTCGCCCCGGTTGATTCCTCCAATCGTGCGCTTTGAAACGTGGGCCTTAAACGCCAGCACCTTGCAGGTCGCGTGCGTGCGACGGAGCACTTCGGGCAGTTCGGCGCGGAGAACGGATGCCATGCTCATCGCGCTACCGAAGTTGCCGACGGCGCGGAAAGATTTGTCCATCCGATGCTCCTATGTTTGAGGAACAACGAAAGGGACGAAGCACGATGAAGAAGCGAATAACTATCCGACTTGATCCGCGTCGATTGGCGAATGAGCGAATCAAGCTGGTGATTGATCGGAAACCCGACGACACGATTCGCGCGAACGGATCGGATGTCGTCGGGACCGGCCACGACAGGCGTGGGCGCGGGCTTGAACCTGTCGGGCGCGCGGTCTGGCGCGTCATCAATGGCGCGCGGAAATAAATTATTTGTCACGACACCACCCGAACGGCGGCGTTAATCGCTATCGCAGCGCCCACCACCCACGCGAACAGCTGCGAATAGGCGATGAGGTGGCGGATCATGCGGCCCTCGCCGCAGCGGGGAGCTTTACGCCAGTGCGCGCCGCCGCCGATTGGATCAGGGGAACGCGCCAGCGA